ATTTTGTTTGGCCATTCTTATTTCTTTTGTTTACATCAGACGACTGATACAATTTTTTAAAATTACTTCCCCCTTTGTCTAAGGCATTAGAAGTTGACCCCATCATGCACTTGCCGATTATTCTACTACCTAAACGTAAACAGGTTTTTGTTACACCCCAATTGTTGAGTATGTTATTAGGTTTTTCCCATTTACCTGATTCATCATGAACTAAAAGTTTTAGCTTTTCACCATCATAACTATTGTCTCCCGTGTTCTTGTAATCTATAGTTGTATCTAGCCCCTCTAATATTATTTGGTCCGTATCTGTATTTTGTATAGATCTTTTCGTTAATCTTGAAGCGGGAACTCTATAAGCTAATTCCTGCTTTGGTCTATCCATACCGTCCTGGATCGGTTTAAAGAAAAACGGATAGTTGATCGATATGGGTACAACCTTGTCTGTGAACATCTTCTTTGCATCAGCACCCGACTTCGATAGTATACCGAACCTGGAATCACTCGACACCGTAGCTTGGTTAATCGTTTCTCCCGATGCCATGAACGAAAATCCGGAACGTCTATTTTTAAGGTAGCAAATACCATAACAACGTGTATCTGCCTTGCACGCTTCCCAGAATATATAGAATAATCTGTTTGATTCACGAAAGTCTGGTAACCCCACGTCGATTTTTGACCATTGCAGATACATGTAGTGAGTACCAGTAATATAAGTAGGAACATCGTTATTGCTAAACCAGTACCCTTTTTCTCTTCTTTCAAATTGTTCATCTATATAAGGCTCCCATTTTTCTTTAAAGCTATCTGGATAATCTTTCCATTCAAATATGCTTTGTATTCTCTTAAGCTCTTTAGGATATTCTTCAGGCTTCCATAAGTTATTGCCTTTAGTTATTTTATTAGGTTGTTTAGGTAACGCAATCTTTAATCCCTGAATATTATATATATCCCCTATTTGACCGGTCTTGCTAATAACAATCACATCATTATCTTTGTCATACCCGTATTTCCAGTTTTTTAAACTGTTACGTCTAGATAATATGTTGCCTTTTACAGGGGTTATAACTGAATAAAGATCTTGCTGATACATTACTTAGCTCTCCTTTCTGCAAAGCCTTTATAAGTTTTTTCTTTTGTATCTTCTTTAGGCTTTTCGTTTAATATATCTTCTTCCGCTTGTATTCTATTCAAAATTTCAAATGCATCAAATATAGCTAGCTTCTTAGTAGCGGCGGCATTTTTTAATCTATCAGCTGAGATATCGTCGTCAGAATCTACTATAGCTTCTTTAGCTACCTTTATAAGTTCCTCAACTGCTTTGTGCCCAGCCTGGATTATATTCTTCTTCGTTTCCTTGATATTCATATTTGATTGTAATTTGATTAGTTGGCACTCGATACATTTTTTTACCTTCCACGATAAATTCGTATTCTGCCCCGGGTCTAAACCCTATAAGATCGTTTGCCTTTATAGATTTAAGTTCAGGATCTTTATATTTTATTATGCCTACACCTTCTTTTTCAAAAGCATCAGAAAACATTTTTGTTTCCTTAATAGGTTGCACAAAATTAAATCCTTTGCAAGCTAACCATTCTTTTTTACGCTTGTATGCAAATATTTGATTAGGTTGTACAAAATATTTATCTTCTTTATAAAAGCTTCTTGAGTTTTTTTCTTTGCCACGTATATCCCTAAATCTTCTAAAGACATTATGGTGAAGAATTATAAAATCACCTTTGCGTATTTCTGTATCATTAAAGTAAGGCTCTGAAATTACTAGGCCCACTCTAGATACATAGGAGTGGTTTTGTAACTCGGTGTTGAGTATAAACTCATTCCCATTTATATCTAATTTATTATTGTATCTCCCCTTAGCGGGTTCTACAACAAAATCCATATAACCTTTCATTAGTATTCTAGATTATACTCTATAGCTATTGCCATATTTTTGTTGAAGTCTTTCCAAGGCAATACTTCATTGTTTTTTATTATGTATATTGAATACTTATCATCTTCTTCAATTATACTATCTATAATATGACCACCATACACTTCCTGTCCTACAGAATAATGCATGGCGTCATTTTTATAGTCTCTACCTATACTAATTTTTCGTATCAGGTGCATTATCTTTCATTTCCCCGGTAACTATATCTATAGACACATCACCGTATTTTTCTTCTAATGTTTTTTGCACTGCTTCTAACACATCTGTTTTCATTTTCATTGTATGCATAAGATCGTGCTTCTGGAGCTCAATACCTCCAACTTGCATTTGCAATCGATTAACAGCTTCTACTGCTGCTTTAACACTAGTTAATTCATCGTTTGTAATAAATTTACCGCCTATTACGGGCATTTCTTTTTTTGTTTTCTTTTTTGCCATTTGATTAAATTTAAAATTAATATTCCGTTATTTTATTTATTACGTGTTTTTACTACTTATTGATTTTGCTTTTTCATACGAACGCCCAACAAAATAAGCGCCATAGACAGTAACTAGTAAAGTTTGAAATATAGGTATATACTCTTCTGCTATTTTAAACTCTCCTATATTACCATCAAAAAATGCGCAAGCAGTAAATATAACTGTTAAATATATAAGTACCATAGGTCTTATATTCTTTGATAAGAAAGAATCAGACTTCATATCTGACTCCCACCTTCTAGTTACTTGCTTTTGCGCATCTGCCTCTGCTTGTTGCAATATAACTTCTATTGCTTTTTTAGCTTCTAGCTTTTCTTCTTTGCTTGTTATAAGATTATCGAGAACGCCACCAACTTCTTTGATAACGTTCCCGGTAAGCCATGACCATATTTTATCCATTTATTTTCCGTATACTTTCGCTTTTTTTGCCATTTTAGTATTCCCTTTTTTAGGGGCTACTCTTCTAGCTTTTAAATTAGCCTCTCTTTTTTCTTTTCGGTTTTGCTGTTGCATTGTTTGTTTAGCCGGAGAGTCTTTTCTTTTCTTTATATCATTTAACCTATCCGTTTTTCTTTTAGCAGCTCGTTCTTTTCTATCCGCTTTTTTAGTATTTCCAGTTGCTCTAGCTGCTTTAGCTTTGGTTAATTTAACATCAATAGCTTTTTGTTTTCTGTCGGCTGCTTTACTAGGTTTCGCGGTAGTACTTGCTTTAGTCTTACCGGTAATCTTAGAGGTATCATAACTAGGAGATTTAGTTAGCTTTGATTCCATATTAACTTTAGGAGTTCGAATGTCAGCTGTTTTAGCTTTACTAGTAGATGTTTTTATTTTATTACCAGATTTGTCATACCCTTTTATGGTGTCGTCATATTTCCAGCCTTTTTTATCATACTGAGCTTTACGAAGATCAGATCCTATTTTACCTGTTATTTTTCCGCTGCTAGTTGAAGTTTCTTTTACAGGTTCTATTTTTTTAGGCTTTTTTCCTCTAGCTTTCATCATTGCGTATGACTTAGCAGTATATCCCTTTGTTAAATTGGAATCTTTTTTTGTGTCGTAATTAAATAAGCTTGTTTCAAATTGCTTTATACTTTTTTCTCTATTAGCGGCAGCCCGCATAGAAGACTCCATTAATTTAGGGTTTCTATTACTAGCGGCATTTTTAATACTAGCATCTGAGCTTAATACGTTGCTTCTGTATTTGTCAAGCCTTTTATTGTAGTCCGCTACGCCTTGTTCATTTTTAGATTTTAAAGCTTGAGCAGCTTTGTCTGCTTTCGCTTTTTGTTGAGCGTCGTATTTAGTGCCAAAATCATCTCCCCCGGTTTGCTTTGCCGCCGAAGGATTCTTTTTCATGGGTACACCCATTGCTTTCAACAGAGGGTTTGTAACTCCGCCTTTGGTAGTCTTTTGAATCTTCGCTGTAATCGGAGTACAGCCTTTTTGTTTGTATGCCATCTTATTTGTTTTTATATGGTAATAATTTGTTTAATGTTTCTTTTCTCTGCGCACAGCCACAGCCACCTGGTATTTTATCAGCTAATCTTTTTATGCCAGTTGCTTTTGTAAATTTTTCTATGGAATCTCCTAGTCCTTTTGATTTCATAATATTAACAGTTCCATCTACGTCTAGCTGCTCTACCTCTTTCGGAAGTCCAACTTTTAGACCTAGCGCAAAATGCTTTTCTGCGTTTTGCGGCTTTACCGCCTTTTTTTAATTTAGAGGGATCTTTAGTAACAGCTGTTTTTAATTTACTACCCGGATTTTTACGTCTATACTCAGCAGTTCCCTTAGCAGTCATCCCGCCTCCAGCTGCTGCCCCAGTTCCAGTTTTGTTAGCTTTGTTGTAATAGCCTAAAGACTTTTTACGAGATGGCGCATCCCCTTTTTTTTTAACTGGAGATTCAGCTCTATTTATTTCTCTATTTTCTTGTCTAGCCGCTCTTTTATATAATCTATCAGCTTTTTTGTCCCTACCCTCGTCGACTGCTTTAGCCCCTTTAGCCGCTGTTTTTGCTGACTTAGTTTGTTTACCGGGAGCTGCTTCTATCTTAGCTTTTAAATGATCTGGCAAATTATGTTGCTTGCCTTTTAAAGCTTTTGCTAATGGTGATTTTGGTGATTGTGAGTATGCCATAATTATTACTTTTTAAAATAATTTTTCTTCATGGGAGCTCGCATAGGAACGCCAAATTTATTAATAAACGAATCACCGGCAGAGGTATCCGCGCTTGTAAGTTTAAATTTGTTTAGTTTTGCTGCCTCATTTGCAAATCTTTGAGAGTCGGTTTGAGTGCTTGCGTCGTATGTCTTTTGCATTTTCAAACGCTCTATTTGCTCAGGTCTAGTAAAATCGCCTTGAGTTTCGTCTACATCTGTACTTCTAAATCTAGTATCTAAGCCCTTACCTGAAGCTTGCCCTTCTGCAGCGTTGGCTGCTCTATCTTGGAATGCACTTAGCTCTCTAGTTGTCTCTGTTCCTTTAGCTTCTAGCCTTTTGTATTTTCTATATCCTTTTTCTCCTGCTTTAGGCGCTATTATATTGCCCTCTTCGTCTTTCTTTAATTTATTTTCAAACTTAGCTTTTTTGTTTTCTATCCTAGCTTTTTTAGCTTCTCCTCTTCTAACGTCTTTTTCAGCTTTCTTTATAACACGATTCATCTCGCGATTTTCTAGATCACCTACATTATCTTTGTAGGTTTTTCTTTTAGTTTGAAGAGAGGTAATCTCGTCAGGAGTACCTTCTGTACCTGGGGTAGTTACTTCAACCTTTTCTGTTTCTTCCGGTTCTTTACCCTTTTCTGCCTGCTTACAAACAAAAGTATTACCTGTTTCAGGATCAGTACCTGTTGAACCATCATTTTTACTGCCGCAAGCTCTACGATAACCTCCTACTTGAGGCTTTTCACGTTCTACTGTTGTAGTTGTGCTTGGAGTGCCTTCTTTACCTAGCTTCAAATCGTAACTTTTAAATCCTGGGTTGGTTTGAGCGCTGCCTCCTACTAAGTCAACTTGCTTTAACGCAGAATTATACTCTCCAGCAATTTTAGCTTTTTTTGTTATTGGTGTGGATTTATACATCTTATTGTTTTTTATATGCCTCGGCTTCCCAAGGTAAGTTATGAGCCCCTTCTTCCATGGTTGCTCGTGAATATACTCTAGCTGGTGATCTTGTGTCTTTTTTCCAAGTTACCGTATTATTATCATATTGCAACCGACCTTGTTTCATTTGGTCCATGTGAACCTTTTCGTGATCAATTGCTTCTTGCTTTTCTTTTCCTTTAAGACTCTTATCTATAAATATGGTTCCATCATTATTAGCTTCTGCTAATACTCCTCCATCTTTTAAATCTTTTTTAAACACGGGAGTATCATAAGTAGATGTTTCTTTATCTACACCTATCATTTCCGAAAAATCTTTAAGTTTAAATGCCATACTTTTTTCTAAGATTAGCACTTAGTTTTCTAAGGTCTCTTAATTTTTGATTTTTAGGCGAAAAAGTGTAAAAGTCTTTTTGGGCTTGATACCCTTCCTCAGTACTAGTATCAAATGTTGGTATATGATGTTTGTCAGTTTTTGGTAATTTTCTAAGACTGTCATTTTTAGCCCTCATTTCTTCAAGATAAAGTTCACGATTAGTCTTTTTCCGGGGTTTGGTTTTAGAAGAAAGATCTCTACTTTTTTCATCAAAAACACCCTCCGGTTTCTTTGTTTGCTTTAATGGACTTACTTTTGATATTCCTAGGTCTTGAGGACCAACTCCTTTTGTTCTCATACTATCTTTCTTTGTCTTTAATCATATCATCAATAGCCTTATTAAAGGTTTTATCAGTATATGTTTTGTTTTTGTAAAATACGCTCCTACTAGATTGCGGTAAGTTTTCCTCACCTAATAATATTCTATATACTCTTGTTATAAGAGACTTAGATTTCCGAGACATCTGATACACGGCATATTTAGACGATGTTCTATTTCGTTCTTTAAACACATCGATCCAACCTTCCCTTCTTAATCTCTCCCACCTGTTTTTATCCCAGGTATAAGTATAAGCTCCGTCTATAAAATCCTGTCTTCTAAAAAATTCTTTGCAATCCAGATACACCAATAATTCAAAATCTGCACTTGAAAGTTCATAAGTTTTAGTAACCCATCTTCTAGTTAGCCTATAGTACTTAAAGAGGTTCATATCTCTTAAATCTTTTGGCGATAGCTTCATTCTACTAAAACAATATCATTTGCTTTTATAACATATAACATTTTGTCATTCCAGTCAATACCAAACCCTGCGTGTTTGTCGTACCTTATTATGTCACCTTCTTTTATAGTCGGCACATTCTCCCCAACGCTTACAACATTGGCTCGAACATATCTTATATCTGTATTTTGCTTATCTGTTAATTCTAAGCCAGCAACCTTCTTAGGCGCTTCTTTTATCTTGTCTACAACTACGTAGTAATTTATTGCCTGCATTATGCTAATCTTTTATTACTGATTACACAATCTGCAGAAATTATAGTATTGACAACACTAACTGCATTCTTCAGCGCCGACTTTGTAACTAAAACAGGATCTATGATACCCGCTTTAATCATATTAACCTCTTTACCAGTTTTTACGTCTATACCTTTGTTTTTACCTTTGGGATCAGACATCGAATGAATACCGGCATTAGCTAATATAGTTTTAAAAGGTGCTCTAATTGCTTCTAGTAATATCTCTTCACCTTCATTTGCCGCAACAATTTTATTAGCAGCATTAAGTAAAGCTATTCCGCCTCCAGGCACTATACCTTCCTTATAAGCGGCTTTTGTCGCATATATTGCATCTTCAACTCTATCTTTCTTTTCTTTTAGCTCTACTTCGGAATCTGCTCCTACGAACACAACACCTACTTGGCCCGACAGCATAGATAATCGCTGTTCTAATTTTTTCTTAAAGAATGGATTTGTTTCGTCTTTTAATTTAGCGACTACACTATCTATTCTTTCTTGTAATAAATCGTTATCAGGTTCTATTTGCAGTACTGTGCTTTTATCATTAGTAACTGCTTTAATAGCTTCACCTAATACGCTTGGATCTATTAAATCTAAATCATCACCTAGCTCTTCGTTTATTACCTGAGCCCCGGTTAGTATTGCAAGATCTTCTATAGTCTCTTGTCTAGTAGGCCCAAACCCTGGGGTGTCAATAATATTTACTTTAATATTACCTTTTACTTTATTAGCCATTAACGTGGAAAACGGCTGTTGCTCAACTTCTGATATTATAAGTAAGCTGCGTTTGTTCTTTACGACGTATTCTAAGACACTTTGTATTCTTCTAATGTTTGGTATTGGCGAAGATACAATAAGGACACACGGGTCGTCTAAAACAGCTTCACCCTTGTCTTTGTCAGTTGCAAAGTGTGAGGACTTTAGTTTAGAATCAAATTGTACGCCTTCAACAAAATCTACGTAAGTTTCATTTGTTTCAGACTCTTCCATTAAAACAACCCCGTCTTTACCTACTTTTTCGTAAGCTTGCCCAATTTTAGTTCCCAATTCCTCATCATTGTTACAGCTTATTATTGCAACATTCTTTAGCATCTCACCTTCAACTGGAACACAGTTTTTGTCTAAATACTTTTTTACTTTTTCCGCTCCACTTGCAATCCCTGCTTTTAGATCTCGTACGGATGTTTCTTTGTCTTTATTAGCTTCTTCCAATAAAGCGTCAGCTAAGACAGTAGCGGTAGTTGTACCGTCTCCTGCCTCTCTAACTGTGTTGCTAGCAGCTTCCTTTATTAAGGTTGCTCCTATATTTTCAACCGGGTGTAATAAGACTACGCTTTCCGCAACGGTTACTCCATCTTTTGTTATTACCGGTCTACCTAAGGCATCTTCAAAAATTACACATTTACCGCTGGCCCCTAATGTGGACTTTACCGCGTTTGACAATTTTTTTACGCCTTGCATTATTTCTTCATTGGCTTGTACGCCAAATGTGAGAGTTTTAACAATCTCACTTGGTTTATTAAATTCCATTCAATTATATTTTAATTATATTTAATTTTGGTCTACGTATAATTATTACGTAATATACTTGTTTATTTAAAATGTATTATTCACCTACCACTAATGTTACAGTAACTGGCGTTATAAGTAATCCAATAGCAGCAGCAATGCTGTCTTCGATAGAAGTTACTTTCTCTTCACCCATTGCAGCTTTAGTCCAAGCTACTACTTCTTCGTTTGTAAGCTGGTCAAAAGGTATAAAATCTGTAATATCCTCTATATTTAAAGTTTGAGTACCAATACTCCGCGAAGTATAAGCTTTTCCTTCTGGGTCTAATGTGTCAGATACACCTGTTGCAACCCAATGTACGTTATACACTACATCAGATTCCCCCTCTGTTTCAACATAGCAATCAACTGTTTTGCAATTCCATTCGTAAGTAATCATAATTTTTGTTTTTTTTATTTGTTTAAGTAGTAATTGATAACACTTCTATAATTGGGTTGATAACCCACGTAGAACCCGTAGGTCCTGGATTTAAAGTTATAAGATCTCCGACTGCATATCCAGAACCCTCGTCCCCAGAGTTAATTTGTTGAGCTGATACAAAGCTTTTATTTTTCCTATTATTATAACTAACTGTTACAGCAAACTTAGCGCCTGTACCGCTGCCGTCAGTGCTAGATTGCTCAAACACATATAGACCGCTTACGTCACCGCTGCAATCACCTTGTTCGTCAATGCTTGATGTAATTACCGCTCCACCTACAGGCCAAACCCGTGTGCTTCCTAAATAGGCTTTAGTTACTGTAGTTGAACCTAGTTTTAAAGCACTTATACTTCCGCTTCCTAATGAAATAGCCATATTAAGTTATTATATATAAAGTGGTTGCTACTGGTGTTCCAGCATCATATTCCGCTTGTGTTAAACTAACTATATTTATAATTGAGTCAGAACCATTTGGTTCTCCTGTTATTACGGAAGTTACTTGATCTTCTAAAAAATCTTCTTTTTCAATATACTTTACTTCTCTAGAGCCACCAACATCTACTATAGCTAAAACGTCGTCATCAGCTGCTGATGTTAATTGTGTTCCACTTGAAAGTATAAAGTTGTTATTTCCAGAATAATCTAAAGCTATTGTGCCGCTAGTGGTAATAGTTCCTCCTGTTAATCCTGTTCCTGCAGCTATACTAGTAACTGTTCCACTTCCTCCGCCTGCATCTTCCCATGCGATTCCCGAACCTGTTGAGGTTAAGACTTGTCCGTCTGTTCCCTGTGCAGTTGCTATTTTAAGATTTGTTAAGTTTACAGTTCCATTTACGTCAAGCTTCTCACTAGGACTAGCAGTCCCTATACCTACGTTGCCACCGTTTAAAAACGAATCACCATTTGCTCTTAATCTAATTTTACTTGTGCCAGAAAGATGTAACTGTAAAGAACCTTCGTTTGAAAAGTATTGTTCTAAAGCGGCTATTTTAGTTCCAGATCCACCTCCTGTAAATATTTGTATTCCTGCCGTAGAACCTCCATGTATTTTTTGGGATACATTAGCAATTCCAGCGCCAATTTGAAGAGTTGCCCCAGGAGATGTAGTCCCTATTCCTACGTTACCTGTATTAGTTATACGCGCATGCTCTGATAAAGCCCCAGCATCTGTTACCGAACCAATTACTGTAAACCCAGAGGCACCACCGATATAAGACGTGGCGTTTGCAGAGTCTCCATTACCAATAGTTAAGTAAGCGTAGCCTGAAGGTGATTTAATCTGTAGTAAATTGTTGCCTAAATTAGCATTTGGTGCGTATGTTGCAGAGCCAATTTGCAATTTAGCTCCAGGACTAGTAGTTCCTATTCCTACGTTGCCGGAAGAATTAATACGCATGCGCTCAGCATCAACAGTGAAGAATTTCATATTACTTCCTAAGGATACTGCTTTAATATCTACATCGTCTCTGTCGCTTGAATTTAATTGTATCTTACCTCTAACCGCTCCAGCGTCTGTTAAATATAAATTATCTTCAACTAAAACATCCCCTGAAAAAATTGTTGTATCTGAGCTTATAGCTAATTGTCTACCGAGTAGTGAAGATATATGGTTTACGTTTGTTGTAGAATTGTGATATATCTCAAAGTCAGGGGCATTTCCAAAATTTAATTTAAAATTATCTGGCATTAAAACACCGCTTGTTCCAGTCATTGTGCCACCTGCTAGCGGTAAATAAGGGCCCCCAGTGCCGCCGCCACTTGATACTGTAATATTACCAGAAGCATCTGATACTAACGTACCTGCAGTATATGTATTTAATTTAAGTGCTCCATCTTTATCAATACGCATTTTTTCCGCCAAGGCAGTACCATTGTAAGTTTTAAATGATAAATCTCTACCAGATTCATTATAGTTAGCTACTATATTAGCGTCTCCATTATTAAACGTTAGATAAGCCCCATCCCCGTTTTGTATATTAATATTACCTCCGTGAACATGAAATTTTTGAACAGGGCTAGTCGTCCCGATTCCGACGTTGCCGGAAGAGGTGATACGCATAAACTCATTAGACCCATTCTCAAACTTAACAGTAGCGGCATTAATTTCTACATTTCCCCATCTAGTGCCATTATAACCCACAGCAAGTGAACCAAAATTATCTTGTTCAGGAGCTAAGTAGGAAGTAGCCCTACTTAAAAATAGTCCTTGACCTCTAAGTTTTGCATAATTACCATCTGAGTGAAATACACTTACGTCTGGGGTTTCACCTGATTTAATCACTTTTATATTACCATTAACCTCAAGCTTCTCGCCAGGAGTAGAGGTTCCAATTCCTACGTCACCAAGAAAGTAGGAATCAGTAGTGCCTGTGACATTTAAACTATCATAATATTTTATTGCCATTTAAGTATATTTTATATTATCCTATCTTCTGTACTAATATTCTAACTGTAGTTGGAGCAGTTGCGTTAAAAGTTAAATCTACAGTGTCGACGGTTGCCCTGTCTACAGTAGCATAGATAGTTTCCTTAGTAGCATCATCAAATAACTGTACTATAACATCTCGGGTGTCAAGGCTATGAGTTACTGTTTTCGGTGTACCAGCAGTTATACTGGTTACATTTGCTGCAAAAGTTGTGACTCCGCTAGTTCCTGATAATAAATTAGCAACTGTTATTTCTTTATTTGTTGAATCACTAGTATCATAAATTATTAATGAGTCTCCCGAGGCAGCCGGCTCGTTTGGGAAGTCTGTTAAGCCCGGAACGTCTACTCCTATAGTAGCAGTACCTGATGAATAAGTTACCGATAATCCATCTAAAGCCGGAGCTGCAGAAGCATTTACATTACCTATACCTACTTCAGTTAAACTAGCTAAATCAATATTGTTTTGCACAGTAGTCCAATCAGCAATTGTTGTTGGCGCATTAACCTCTGCAATAAGAACATCACCAACACGAACTTGTTCTAAGAAGAAGTTGCCGTCGGCAGTAACAGTATATGTCCAACCTTTTTTAATATCAGAGCTTGGACTAGAATCAAGATCTGGTGAGTTAGTGGCCGCATTATATCCACCTTGATATATTAATCCGCCTACAACGGCATCGTCAATGTATTCTTTAACTAATGTTAATGCAGCCATTGGTATTGTTGCAAAAGTAGTTTTAACTACTGTATTGGCGGTGGTGGCGTCCGCATCATTGAAAGCTATAGTATCTGCCGATGCAGCTATGGCAACACTTCGTCCCATTATATAGTTATCAGTGTCGTCTAGTTTCAACCCTATAGTACCTGTAGTTGTAATCGTACCCCCTGTTAAACCATTATTAGTAGATACCTCAGTAACTGTTCCAGTTCCACCTGATGCCGCAATAGTAATTTTAGCAGTACCATCTTTAGTTACCGTAACGCCTGCACCTCCTTCAATCTGTACATTATCATTAGCGCCTACGCTAGGGTCTAGTGTTATAAATGGATCAGCAGTACTACCTCCTGTACTTTCGGTTACTAAAAGATCATAAGTGACACCCCCTACGGCTACCCACCCTGGAGAACCCGAACCGGCATCATCTACATATTGTTTTAAAGTGTCGTCTTGCGTGTTAAATATTATCTGACCAATTACATTGTTAGATGTAGGATCACTAGCCACATTTTGTATGCGTACGTTTAAAAGTTGTTGACGATTTAAGTCTATCGAATCGTAAAATTGTATTGCCATGTTTTTTGTTTATTAGTTCATATACGCTTTGCCCGAAAACGCCGCGAAAAATGTTAGTCTTAAGTTATTATTATCTATATATTCTACTTCCGTATATATTTGAGATCCAGCTGTATCTACTATTGACACAGAGGGATTTTTGTTTAAATTATGCTGTATGTTCCAAACAGCTGAAGGATTTGCTTGCGTGTAAGTGAAATGTTTATCTCCTTCTAGCCCTCCGCTTACAAATTCACTAAATATATAGTATTTATCCTGTAATATAGCGCCATTAGTCACCGAGGGGGTTAAGCTAACCTCAAAAAAGTTCGTATCTGGCAAATAATCCGTTATACCTGTTACTTTATAAGTACCATAACTATTTCTATTGCCTATTTCCGATAATATTATGTCTTTGCCGTTAAATAAATTAGCATAACTAGAAACCGATTGGCCTCCTGGCAACGTTTTACTAATTAACATGCTAGTTATTGCGGAAAAAGCTGTATTTATACCTCCTCCTGCTGCAAAACTAATCGTTCCCGGCGATCTACCTTGCGAAAGATCCCATTGGAACTCATAAATCATCTGATCCGCGACCGCAGTACTGTTAGTTATATTCAATAACTCAACAATGTCCTCAAATGAATAGTTTTTAGTTAAAAATGTGCCGTCACCTTCAGTACCAATTACCTTGTCTCCTAAAGAGGGTTTTGCATCTACCGCATAAGTACTTATTCTAGCCATCTAACTTATTGTTTTACCATTACAATACCCGCAACATTCAAGGGCGAAGCACCTGCACCACTAGTTTTGTATAATTTTCCAGAAGCTATGCCCCCGGTTCCTGCAGCCGCGTCATCCGCAAATGCCTGTAAGTTTAAATTACCAGAAACAAACGCTATAAAAGCATCGATCTTATAATTTTTAGTGATATTACTATCCTCAGCATCCGTGCCTACCAGTTTATCATTATTACTTATAGAAGTATCTAATGCGTATGTTGAAATTCTTGCCATGTTAATTAGTTTGTGTTATAGTTATTACCGCTTTCTGATTG